ATCTCTGACTCGACGCCCACGCTGGACAGCACCTGCGCCATGCTGGCGATCTCTGCCGCAGCAAGACCGCCGACTTTGCCGAGCGGGCCGATCCGGGTGACCATTTCGGAGACGGCGCCGACGTTGCCACCATAGCTGTTGGTAAGCGCGTTGATCTGATCGGCGAGCGCCACAACGCCATCCTGCGGCAAGCTGAAGGCGGTGCGCCATTTTGCCATGGATTCGCCGGCCTGTTCGGCGGTGGTGTCGAACGCCACGCCCATCTTGGCGGCGTCTTCCGCGAACTTCAGCAACTCTTCTCGAGGGACATTCGCGCGCCCGGCGCTGGCCACGATGGCAGCGATGCCATCGGCCGCCATCGGGATCCTCTCGCTGATGTCGAGAATGTCGTTCGACATTTTCGAGAAGGCTTCGGGCGTGGGGAAATCTACGACCTTGCGCACGTCTGCCATGGCCGATTCCAGCGAACGCGCCTGATTGACCGCCTTCACGACCGGCACGCCGGCGGCCATGCCGGCGCCGATCATGCCGATGCCGGCCGTCGTGGCCTTGCCGCTGACATCGCGCATCCTGTCGGCATTGCGGTTGGCTTGCGCCAGCTTTTCCAGGTGCGCTGTCTGCTTCGCGAGCGCGGTGTTGGCATCGCCCACCTGCTGGCGCAGCTGGCGTTCGTGCTGGGCTAGGTTCTTCGTTTCTACGCCGGCGGCGCCGAGCTTGCCGCGCAGTTCGCCCAGCGTGGCCGACTGCTTTTGGTAGCGCTGTTCCAGCTGGGCGGCCGCGCCCCGGGCCTTGTCGAACTCGCGCTGCAGCTTTCGCGTTGGTTCGGCGGTTGCCGCAAGCTCCCGCCCAAGGCGACTGGCGTTCGCGCGGGCGGCTTCCATTTCCGCCCGACTGCTGCCGATATCGGCTTTTAGCTTCCGGAAGGCGGCAAGCTGCTGGCTTGTGGCATTGAGCTTTGCCAGCTGTTCGCGTGTCTTCGCCAGTTCCGCGCGGGCGCCGCCGGCGGCGCCGGTGACGTTCTTCAGGGGGCCTGTGAGCTTGTCGAGCCCTTCCAGGATCACCTGCAGGCGGAGGTTCTTATCCACGCTTGGACTTTCCGGGTTTCTCTGGCGGTTGCGATCTGCGGGCGGCCCTGGCGCGCCAGCCCATGAGTTCGGATAGGCTCATCCGGTCCATCACCTCGGGCGGCCAGTGGAAGATGACCGCCACGTCTGCCATCGCCTCTTCTACGACAGCCGGGAGGCCATCCGCTGCGCCTTCTGCAGCAAAAAACCGCCTATCTCCGCGCCGCAGGCCAGCAGGTCTGCCGGATCCAGCGCGGCGGCTTCCGCCGGCGTGATAGTGGGAATGGTGATGCGGGGCAGGATGGCAATAAGCGCATCCACCTTCAGCTGCCCGAGATCGACCAGCGAGATTCCGCGCATCTCGCCGGAGCCGGGCTTGCGGATCTGCAGCCTGCCGATGACCTCGCCCGTGCGCTTGATCGGCGTGTCGAGATCGACGGTTGGCCAGGCGGGCGGTGCCGCGTTGGTAGCAGGCGTGTCCATCAGAAGATGCCCAGCGCGCTACGCCGCTCTGCCAGTCGGTCGACGCCGCCGACGATCTCGATCATGTTGAGCACGTCGATCTCGATCTCGGTTCGGCCGTTCCACAGCAGCTTGTAGTAGACGGCCTCGGTGGTTGTGCCGAACTCGCCGGGCTCGCCGACTTCCTGATCGCCCATCTCGATTTCGCTGTGGCGGCCGCGCACGATGACCTCGACGCTGTCGACCGCGCCGGTGTCATCCTGTTCGTAGGCACCGGCGAAGCGGAGATAGACACCGTCCGCCCGGGTAATGCCGAACTGCCGCAGCACATCGCGCATCGGGCCACCACAGACGAAGGACATTGTGAGCGCTTCCAGCCCCATATCCATCTTGGCGACGCCGCCCATGCCGCCGCCCCGCCAGTCTTCCATCTTGCGCGTGAGGGTGGGGAGGGAAACGCTCTGCACCTGGCCTAGATAGGCGAGGCCTTCGTTGAAGAGCATCAGGTTCTTGAGGGTGCGTGGCATTCCCATGGGCGGGCTCCTGTGGAGAGGCGGGGTAACAAGCGGGATCCCGGATCAAGTTCGGGATGACGGAGTGAGGGAGGCCAGGCCGGCCGAGGTTCCGGCAGCCTGACGGATCAGGCTGCTTCTTCCGTCAGCTGGCTGGCGAAATCGGCGAAATAGACATCGGTGATGCGCTGGTTGAAGCCGAGGTCTTCCATGGGTGGCGGCACCGTGTAGTTGTAATCGATGCGCAGCTTGCCGGCGCGCAGCGACGCGACGCTGTTCTGCGCTTCATCGAACCAGGCATTGGCGCCAAGGATCACGCCGGCCGACTTCAGCTGGCGGAAGAAGCCGTTCACCGTTTCGATGATGTCTTTCGCGAGGCTGGGCGTGAGGGGCTTGTCCACCGCCCAGACCATGCCGGCGATGATGGTTTCGGCCAGCAGCTGGGCCACGCGCACGGTGGATTCGAAGGCGAACAGTGGCTCGTCCGAGCAGGAGCGGTTGCCCCAGAAGCGGTAGCCACCGTCGGTGCGGATGAGGGCGGTGACTTCCGACGCGTTCAGCACGCCGGCCTCGCTCGCCATATCCTCGATATCCCAATGGATATCCTTGGTGAGCCCGACGACGCCGGCGACGGCGATGTTCGACAGCGTCTTCTGCGGGCCGGATTGCGTGTCGATCAGCGCCCGCAGGCCCATGGCGCGGGCGGCGGCGTAGCTGAGCGCATTGGCGTTCGCGGTGACATCCCAGGCGAGGAAGTCCGGCATCAGCAACATGAGTTCGCGCTGGGCGAAGTTTGCGCGATAGGTGACGGCATCCGCCACATTCTCGCCAATGGCCCGCGCGTAGGCGAAGCCGCGCAGCTTCTTGGCGACGATGGCGAGCGCGGTGGTGACGGCCTGCGTTTCAAGGCCCGGCGTGCCGAGGATCTTGGGCTTAACGCCCAGCTGCGCCTGTGCGGCCAGAAGCGCCTGCATCCCGGTCTTTTGGCCGGCGGGGTTTGTGGTGCCGATGACGTTACTGGCGGTGCCGGCGGGGTTCGCCCCCTCTGCCACGCGCACCACGACCAGCAGCGGCCGGGTCTGATCGGCGATAGCGCGCAGGGCCTTGGCCAGCGTGCCATTGGTGCCGGCCTGCCCGATCGCGGCTTCGATATCGGTGATAAGCGCGGGGCGATCCAGCGGGAAGATGGCGGCGTTCGCATCGGCCGCCGTGGCGACCAGGCCGATGATGGCGGTGGACACGGCCGCGAGCGTTCGGCCGCCAGTGGTGACTTCGGTGACGGTGATTCCGTGCTTGAACGGCATGGCGCGGGTTCCTCTGGACTGGTGGCGGGCGAACTTTTGCGAACCATGGCGCGGGCCTTGGGGCGGCGCGCGCCCCACCATCGGTAGAGCCGGGCTCTACCGATGGTGGCGGATTGCTGCTCGGATGCAGGTGCGGGGGGTTGCCCGCCGGCGCTATGGCCCGGCTATGCCCCGACCGCCAGGCACAGGCCGGGATCGACATTGTCGTTCGCCCAGTCTGCCCGCAGTGCTTCCGCCGTGCTGCCGGTGGCGGGCAGCAGGAAGTTGCTGCCGCCCGGGATGCAGGCCGCAGCCGCCGTCGACAGAGCGCCCAGCAGTGTGTTGCCGTTCGCCGCGCAGGTGGCAGCGCTGTTGCCAAGCCCCATGAAGCCGGCCTTTGCCTGCGGCCCGCCATCTATCCGGTTGTTCTGCAGCACGAGGCCCTGGATGGCGGTGCCATCCTGCAGCATCAGGCCCCAGGCGGCCGAAGAGACGCCGTTCGTCATCAACAGGTTCGCTTCCAGCCGCAGCCCGGGCGCCGCGCCGGCGGTGGCGATATCGGCATAGCCGTTCGCCCCGAGCTCCATGGTGAAGGGCCGGGCGCCATCGACGGAGACGTTGCCACGGATGACCACATTGTAGGGGGTTGCATAGAGCGTCAGCTGGTTGCCGTGGCCGCCGTTGCACTTCCAGATGTAGTTGCCCTCGATCAGCAGGTTCACCGCATTGCTGGCGGAACCGACGTTCAGCGCGGTGTCTCCGCAATGTTCGAAGTGGTTGCAGGAAATGCGGCCGTTGCGGGCCGCGCCAACCCGCAGCTGGGCGCCGCGCGTGGTGCGGCGGAACGTATTGTGCGCCACCACGAAATCGGTGACGCCCGCCGCCAGATCGAGCACGCTCGTCTTGCTGAGCTGGGTGGAGCCGTGGAAGACGCAGCGGCGCACCCAGAGGCCTGCAACCGCCGTCGGCACGCGGAGCGCGGGCGAGCCTGTGAAGCCGGAGAACTGCCAGCCGATGATGCGGATATGGCCCGCCAGCGTCATCCCGGTAGCCAGCGTGGCGCGCTGGATCAGCCCGGGGGCGCCACGCGGCCAGTGCAGGGCCCAGCCATCGGCCGGGCTCTGGGCGTAGCGCCCGGGGCGGGTGACGGCCATGGGCAGGTTTCCGACAGCCCAGCGGCCGAAACCGGA